ATGGCGCTGACCGACCGAGCTTGCAAACAGGCGAAAGGCCAGGAGAAGGCCTACAAGCTGGCGGATGCCTTCGGCCTGCACCTCTATGTGACGCCGAACGGATACCGCAGCTGGCGGTGGAAGTATCGATTCGCCGGCAAGGAGAAGCAACTGACCTTCGGGCCGTATCCGGACGTCAGCCTGGCCGAGGCTCGCGAGCAGCGCGAGGCAGCCGCCCGGCAGCTGCGTTCGGGCTTGGATCCCGCGATCGAGAAGAAGCGCCAGACCGCGGTGCGCTCGCTACAAGCCGACGCCACCTTCAAGACGATCGCCGAGGACTGGATCGCCAGCCAAACGGCGCTTTGGTCGAAACGGCATGCCGCGCTGGTGAAGGCCAGCATGGAACGGGACGTCTATCCCAAGATCGGGAAGCTGCCGATCGACGTGATCACCACGCCGATCGTGATGTCGGTGCTTCGGCCGATCGAACAGCGCGGGGCGATAGAGACGGCGCACCGAACCAGGCAGCGGATCTCGGAGGTGTTTGCGCGAGCGATCGGCAGCGGCTTGGCGACGACGGATCCTTCCGCCGTTGCGCGCCGTGCCCTGGCGCCGGTGCGCAAGGGCAAGTTCCCGGCGGTTCGGACGGTGAAGGCGGCGCAATCGGTGCTGGCGGACGTGGAGGCCAAGCCGGCGCATCCGATGACGAAGCTGGCGTCGCGCCTGCTGGCTCTGACGGCTGTGCGCGCCGGCGTCCTGCGTTTGGCCGAGCCAGCGGAATTCGAGAGGCTGGATGGTCCGGAGCCGATCTGGCGGATCCCTGCGGCCAAGATGAAGCTCGTTGTCGAGCGCAAGGAGGACGCGGCCTTCGAATTCATCGTGCCGCTTTCCAGGCAGGCGGTGGAAACGATCGAGGTGGCGATCGCGCTGTCCGGGGGCGCGCCCCTCATCTTCCGGAGTGTGCGGCACCCGCGTCGGCCGATCTCGGACAGCACGCTGAGCAAGGCTTATCGCGACGCCGGCTATTCCGGCATTCACGTGCCGCACGGCTGGCGGTCGACCTTCTCCACGGTGATGAACGAACTGGCCGGCGCCGAGAATCGCGTTGGCGATCGCGCGATCATCGATCTCATGCTGGCACACGTGCCTGCCGGCGTGGAGGCGAGCTACAATCGCGCTGGATACATGCCGCGCCGGCGCGAGCTGGCGCAGGAGTGGGCGGATCTGCTCACCGCCACGCTGCCGCACCCCGGCACCTTGATCGAGGGGCCTCGGCGGGGCTGATCCTCGCGGGCGGGAGCGTCGCAGCATGAGCGGCGGGACGCTCGCGCGCGACGTCCAGCGGCTGATGAAGGGCGCCACGGCGCATCTTTCAGGCCGCGGCCGCCGGGGGCCGGATAGCGGGGAGGGTCGTCGCGTTCCTCGCCGCCATAGCTATGACGAGGCGGATCCCCGCGCGAAGCCTTGGGCGCGGATCCAGGACGGTTCCGTCGCGGCCGGCCTCGCTCACCGTGAAGCGATGATCGCCACGGCCGAGCAGCTGTATGTGGAGCAGTGGCGCAAGTTTCCGCTCGCGGAGGTGCGCCAAGTGCGCGCCGAGCGCGAGGCGGCGGCGGCCGAGCTGGAAGAGCTGGCGGCGCGATCGCCGGCCGAGGTGCCGGTCGGTCGACCGGCCACGCTGCGCCAGCGGCTAAAGGATCTCGATCAGCACCTGGCAGAGGCCGATCGGCGCTTGCACCGCATCGACGTGACGGTCCTGAAGGCGCTGCTGTCTTTTCTCGACTTCAGCACCGGCAAACTGTTCCCGGCAATCGAGAGCATCGCCGCGAAGGCGGGCTGCCACCGCAACAGCGCGATCGCCGCGCTGAAGCGGCTGAAGGCGAACGGATTCATCGATTGGGTGCGCCGCACGACGATGACGGGCAACGAGGGCGAGTTCGCACCGCAGCGCGAGCAGACCAGCAACGCCTACTATTTCGACAATCGCCGCCGCATGGCGAAGCGCACCTGGTTGCGCTTCACGCAGATCCTGACGGCCAAGCTGCGCCGCCTAGGTCGCGTGCCGGCGGGGCAGGCGATGCCCCCTACGCCCGATCCTAGCGTGCCCCAAGCGCGCGGCAGCATGGCGGAGGCTCTCGCCAGCCTTGGCGCAGCTCTTTCACGCGCGAGCACATAGAATATGCTCTATGTAGCCTTCAGACATGAAGAGGATAAGGCAGGTCATCCCTGAACGGGATGACGCGCTATTTGTGGTCCCGCCCCGATCAGCCGAAGTGGCAAAAGCAGACCGACAGCCAAGATCCGGCTGTCGGGACGCGGCGGCTTGCGCCGCCACGATGCTGCCGAGGACGTCAGGGTTTGGGATAGGGCACCGTTAGAGCCGCCAGGCCCCGTTCGTCGCGATGTAGATGGGCCATGCCCTCGCGATCGCCGCGCCAGCGGCAATGTTACTTTCCAGCCCCTCAAATGAGGGGTCGACAATTAACGTGCTGGTGGGCGGCCGATCTTTTTACCCCGAAGACCGTCGCATTGCGCACGGTCCCACTGCGCGGTGTCCGGCCAGCTTCGGCCCTGACTTTCGACCCCCGTCCCCCTATCTCTCCCCGATGACTGATGCCCCCGCCTCGGAGGACAATGACCCGCCCGACTGCGATGGCATCGGGCATGCGTGGCGGATCCTGCCCGCCGAGGGGCATGTCCAGTACGCGGTGGCGCGCTGCTGCGGCATCCGCGCCGTCTCGCGGTTCGGCGGTCCCTGGACGCGGGTCGATGATGACGAACCGCCGGCGTCAGCCAGCTAGCGCTGCGCCCCAGGCGTCGAAGATCCGGCGACGTCGATCGAGCTGCTGCGATCGGTTGTACGCGCCTTCGACCTTCGCCGCGGATCCGTCCTCGCTCTTCAGCGTGTGACCGAGCGCCTGGTCGATAGCGCCGCGCTCGAGCGGCATCGTCTCGTTCATGATCGTCGAGAAGGTGGCGCGCCAGCCGTGCGGCACATGGCGCCCCGCGAACGACGTGCGCGCATAGAGCGAGCCGATCGCCGCCTCGCCAAGTGGACCAGTTTGGCCGGTGCCACGGAAAACTAGTCCACCCTCCGCATGGGCATCGAAGCGCTGCAGCGCCCGCGCCTGGCGCAGCACCGACACGGCCGCCGGCGACAGCGGCACGAGGTGGTCGTGCGACGCATCGCCCTTCTTCGCCGCCGCCAGCTTCATCCGTGCCGCCGGCACGCGCCAGATCGGCGCCGCGCCGTCGAGATCCTCGATCTCGCTCCACTGCGCGCCGCGCACGGCCGCCCACCGCATCGCGGTCAGCGCCAGAAACGTCGACGCCAGCTTCGCGCCGCGCGATGCCTCGAGGCGCGCAACCTCGGCGAGCAGCTGGCGCGCATCGGCGATCGTCGTCACCGCGGCGTGGTGCCGCACGGCCGCAGGCTTCTTCAGGCCGCGGCCGACCTTCTCTGCCGGATCGGCCGAGCACCAGCCCTCGCCGATCGCGAGTTCGAATACGGCCGAGATCCGCTGGCGCAGCCGGCGGGCGGTCTCCCGGGCGCCTCGTCGCTCGACTGCGCGCAGCAGCTCGAGCACGTCGGCCGGCGCGATCGCGTCCAGCGGCTCGGCGCCGATCGCCGGGAAGACGTCGCGCTCGAGGCTGACCAGGACGTCGGCCGCGTGAACGGCCGTCCAGCTTTCCGCCTGGACGGCATGCCAGGCGCGCGCCGCCGCTTCGAACGTCTCAACGCGGGACGATCGCGCGCGGGGATCCTCGCCGCGCGCCAGCTGGGCGCGGGCGGCGTCGGCCCGGGCCCGGGCGGCGACCAGGTCAACCTCCGGATAGCTGCCGAGCGTCAGCAGCTGCTCCTTGCCGCCGTAGCGGAAGCGCCAGCGGAAGCTCTTCAGCCCGGTCGGCGCAACGTAGAGGTGCAGCCCGGCCCCGTCGGGGAGCTTATAGGCGGCCGCGCGCGGCCGTGCGGCTTTCACCGCGGCGTTGGTAAGCATGGAAGCCTCGTGTAAGTCGAGAGGATAGCCGAGCGTCTTCGACCGCTCAGCGGAGGGGGACCGAATGACGTTTTTCAAAGAGGCAACCGCGGCGGCTGAGCGGTCGCCATTTCCTGTACACAGCACATGCTTGTGCTGCGGGGAGAAAGCTGACGGACCGACTGTCGCTTGGGATCTGCAACTACCTGAAACGGAGGTGCCGATGACGCGCGTGCTCTTTCATCGCGATTGCGCGTTCAACATGGCTCAAGGGATGATCTGCGACGCGTGGCCAAATCGATACCCGCAACGAGCCAAAGAGCGAGAGGTCTGAAGGAAGCGCGGCGGAGATCACCTCCGCCGCTGTCACGCATTTCCGCCACTTTCAGCCGCCCTGTACCCGCAAAGATCGGGTGCGATACCCGACCTTCGGAGCAGCTCCGAAGGCCCGAAGGTTCAGACCCGATTGCTGATGATCAGCTCGGTCACCTTCTTGGAGCGGCCGGCCGCCGCGCTCGACACCGTCCAGGTCGTGTCGATCTCCTCGATGGCGAAGGCCGCGAACGTCTCTCGGATGAACGCGGTGTCGTTGATCGACATCACGAACCTTCCGGCGATGCCGGCGAGCTGCGCGGCCATCGCAACATAGTCGTCGCGGCCGAAGCCGGTGCCATAGCCTGCCGTCTCGTCATAGGGCGGGTCGAGGTAGAACAGCGCGCCCGGGCTGTCATAGCGCCGGATCACGTCCTGGTACGGCAGCTGCTCGATCGTCACCGGCTGAAGCCGCTGATGGAGCTTGCGCAGCTCGGCTCGGAGGTGAGCGGTCTGGATCCGCGACGACTGATCCTTGCGGACGCCGAAGGTGCGGCCGTCGACCTTCCCGCCGAACGCCAGGCGCTGCAGGTAGAGGAAGCGAACCGCGCGCTCGATGTCGGTCAGCGTCGACGGATCCACGCGCTTCTGGCGCTCGAATTCGTCCCGGCCGGCGAGCAGCCAGGTGAACTCGTCGACGAACGGCTCGTAGTGCCGGCGCACCACGCGGAAGAGGTTGGCGACGTCGCCGGACAGGTCGTTGATCACTTCCACCGGCGGCGCCTTGCCGCGGCGCAGGAACACGCCGCCCATGCCGACGAAGGGCTCGATATAGGCGCGATGCGGGATCTGCTCGATCAGCGCGCAAAGACGCTTCGCGAGGTTGCGCTTGCCGCCCAGGTAGGCCGCCGGCGGGTTGACGGCGGTCACCGCCGCGTGGACTTCGTGCTTTTGGGTAGGAATTGACCGTGCGGTCGGGTGCATGCGGCTCAGCTTTCTTCGGAGAGAAGCACGTCGGCTACGCGCGCTGAGTTGCCGCCGATCGGGGCGATCGGCGTTCCTGGAATGTCGATGGTGGAGGTGGCTTCGGGGATACGTGGAGGAGACGCTTGGCTAGCGACCACCTGGTACCGGGTGGTTAGCCGCGCAGATCAGGCGACTGCGCCCCGCGTATTCCCCGAAGGTCTTTCATTCCGCAGGCCACCCGGCGAACCGGTGACCTGATTCCGCGCGCGCGGACCCTCCGTAACGGCTAGCTCCGAAGGGCAACCGCTCGATGGCACAGGCGCGCGGGCGCGTCTATCCAGACGCAGCGCGATCAGCGCGCCGGCGCGTCCTTCTTCGCCTGCGGCGCCAGCTTCTTGGCGGCCAGGCCGGCAAGGCCGGTCAGCGCCCAGGGCAGGATCACGTCGCGCGCGATCGTCTTCAGCAGCTCCTTCATGGTCGTCTCCTTGGTGGTTGATCAGAGGCCGGTGCGGCAGAGCTGGCGCTCGCGCTCCCGGCGCAGGACGAGGCCGCGCAGCACCTTTCCGCCGGCGTATTTCCACATCGGAAAGGCATCGCAGCCCGCGGTCCACTGGCCGGCGTTGAAGCGCCTGGCGGCCGTCGATTTGCAGAAGCTCGGCCAGCCGATGTTGTAGGCCAGGCTGACCGAGGCGGCCGCCTGGTTCGGGCGGCCGTACAGCGCCGGCACGCACGCGACGACGCGACGGGCCATCTCGACCAGCTCGGCCTCGAGCAGCGCGGTGCATTGCGCCTCGGTGTAGGTCTGCCCCATCCGAACGCCGCGGGTGATGCCGTCGCAGGCAGTCGGCACCTTCACCGCGTCCAGGTAGGCGCGCAGATACTGCGGACCCGAGACGTGCCGGATCGTGGCCTGGCCGTTCGGCGCGATCGTCACTGCGACCTTGCGGCCGCTTTCTTCGGCCGGGATCGAGGTGAACAGCGCGATCGCGGCGCCGATGCTGCCCAGGACGCCGGCGAGCGTCTTCGGCCCGGGCTTCAGATCAGCCATCGAGCTTCTCCCTCTTGCGGACGCGGCCGAGCAGCGCGCGGACGGTGTCGGTTTCGAAGATCCGGATCACCGTCCAGATGATGGTGAGCAGCGCCGCCAAGTGCGGCAGCAGCTGCGTGACAGTGCCGACGGCGACGCCGAACGACAGGATGTCGACCGACGCCTTCGCGGCGCCGGGCACATGGTCCAGCGTCATCGATATTCTCCGGGAAGGAAGCGCCCTAAGACGGCGCTTGAAAATGACCGGCAGCATCGGCGGTCTAGCGCGCGATCGTGACGTGATCAGCGGGGCCGGTCGGGGTCGAGCGTTAGTGTCATCGACTGGTGTGAGCTCATTTGCCGTGCTGGAGAACGCCCACCCAGCAACCTGCTCACTTTGCTATTCGCTAGAACGGCAGGACGGCTTCGTACTCGATGCTCATCGACAAGGGCGGCTGCGCTTCCGTGTGGTAAGCACCATCGTTCCAAGCAACGATGTTGCTGCCCCCGATCAGCTTCACGCCCTCGATCGATCGCGATCCAGGAAGAGGCACGTCGCCAACGAAGGCGCCATCGAGGCCCCGAAGGAAGCGGACCGTACCATCCGCGCCGTTCGGCCCGTAGCTGAAGTACAGCAGGTCACGTGCCTGGTCGTAACCGAGCTGGTCCGTCGCCGCTGCAAAGGAGGTGAAGGTCCGCAGGATCGCCTTGGTCGCGATATCGATCAAATAACCGCGCTGGATGCCACCGCAGTTGATGAACAGGCCCCCGGCGGTGCCGACGCCGGGGTGCAAGGCCACACCATTCAGGTTCCAACCGTCCGGTGCAGCCATGATGTCAGTGATCCGGATCCGTGCGTCGACGTTCTCCGATCCATCGAAGTTGTAGCTGCGGATCGACGAGTTCGCCGGCATCTTCGGGTCCTTGTCGACCACCCAGAACGTGCCCTCAACCATGCCGCGGCAGACGCCCTGTGCGCTCTTGTGCCCGGCCGGGAGCGCGCGCTCCCAGATGATCGTGCGCCGATCGGGCGCGATCAACAGCACGGAAGGGGCGAACACATCGATAAGGGGGTTGGTGGAGGAATACACACGCTCTTGCCCGTGATTGGCGACCAGCCAGCATGTGCCCAACTTCCAGCTTGAGGGGAGCTGGTCGGCACCGGTGCAGGTGAAGCCGCCGCCGGGTGTCGGCGCGTTGGCGGCAGTGGGTGCCAACGCTGTCGATAACCGGCGTGCTGCACCGGGCCGAAGCGAACGGGCGACCGCGCCCTGAAACTTGGCCTCGCCCTCCATCTGAACCGACGTGACCAGCACATCGACATCTACAGCCCGGCTGTTGACGTACGCCTGGCCCAGCGGAACGCCCGTGTACCGCATCGCCAGCACGAGCTTGCCGCCGATGAACCAGCGCGCATAGGCGGTGCCGTCGCCGTTGTTATCGAAGATGATACGGTCAGCGTCGCCGATCCCCCATGACCTCTGGGTTTCCGCGAAGACGACGGTGGCCTCTCCATTGATGGCGGTCTCGGCATCGTCATAGACGATGATCGAGCCACCATCGGTCATGGCGTAGTGCCGTCGCGCGCCGGGAGCACCGAAAGACAATCCGAGGAAGAAGGCCGAACTGGTCGCGTCCCGGGTCTTCGACCAGTCGAGAGTAACCCGGAGCATGCGGTCGGCGCGCGCCACGACCTGCGGAAGCGCGATGTTGACCAGCCGGCCACCGCTCGACGTGCTGGCGATCGCCAACCCTCCGGCGGAAGGCGTGATTGCAAGCGAGTTGACCGGGACGCCGTTGGGAACGGTAAAGGCGCCCAGCGCCGGGTCGGCCAGATTGATCGAGACACCGTTGAGCAGGCTCGCCGAGAAGGCATCGCCCGATTTCTGGATGGCGTTCTGAGTGACCGTCTTCTGCTGCTCGTAGAGGTCGGATGCCAGGCCGGGCAGTTCCTCGACGAGTAGTGGGCCCAGGTACTTGACCGTTCCGTTGGTAGTGAAGCTGAGCCAAACGTCGCCCAGCGGCACGTTGATCGGATAAGGGCCGGACTTGCCACTGGGGGCGGTGAACGTCAGGGAAACGCCGCCTTGCCCGTCATGCTCGAACGCGGCGGTCACGACCTGATTGGGCCCGAACACCGCCTGAGCGCGAGCGCTGACGATGTTGGGGCCGATCTGCGCAAACGAATCGTCGGTCAGGTAGATCGTGCCGTCACCGCGCAGGTTGACGTTGACCCGCGCGCCGGCAGGCCCAAACGCCAGGCCGGCGCGCACGAAGCCGCCCTGCAGTCGCGTCCCGACGAAGCTTTGCGTAATGCGGCTTCGCTTGCCCGGAACAAGCTTTACTGCATCTGTCGATGCCATGACGCTGATGTTCGTTGCGGTAGTTGCTGCCGTGGCGAAATCAGCCGTCAGACCGTCCGCCGCTGCCGTAAGCTTATAGTTTCCAGACGTGGCCGCACCATCCGCCCGCAGGAATGATCGCCCGGCCGTGCTGTTCAGCGGGTCGCTGACGCCGAACGCCGAAAAGGAGGAGCGAAAACCTGCAAGCGCGGACTCCGCCTGCGCAGCGACGGTCGCCGCGTCGTCGAGGTACTGGCGGTCGGCCGGCGTCAGGCCCGGTCCTCGCAGGCCGCCAATCTGCGCGCTGATGATTTCGGTCATGGGACGGTAACTCCGGGCGAGAGGACGAATTGGCCGCTCGACAGGATCTCTGAGACACCGTCGGCGTAGATGATCAGGATATCGAAGGCGAAGGTTTGGGAGCCGCCCGGCTCGGGCGAGTGCAGGCCCGGCAATGACCGCAACGTGTTCGGTTCCGAACCCGCGACTGCGCCAGGCTCGATCGAGGGCGTCAGCGTTAGCTCTCGCACCTCGTCGATTGCTCCCGCCGTGCCGCTTTTCAGTGCGTCCGCAAACGGAATATCGAGCAGGGTCAGCTTCGCGTCGAACGGTTGCCCAGGATAAAGCCGCAGCTGCATATCGATGCGGGCGCCAGCAAGCGGCAGCGCCGCGCCGCGATACTCGTAGGTAAGCGTTGGCGCCCAGGTCGCATTGCGCGACGCAGTAAACCTTTGGCTGACTGGCATTGGTTGCCCTCTTTGGGTGGTCAGGCCGCCACAGACGGCCTTGGTGGAATGATCAGATTACGGGATCGGGTTGCTTCCACCGCCACCAGGAGGAGTGCCGCCGCCGCCAGACGAGGTTCCGCCGCCCGCCGCTGGCGTCAGGATAGAGCCGATATAATGCCGGGCAGGATGGACCGACGACGTGAAGGCATCGGCATAGGTGGTGGTCGTTTTGAACGTCAGCACGCCGCCGGCGCGGTCGACGTCGTCGGTGTAGATCCAGTAGGTTGTTGAGTGATCGAGAGCGTAGAGGGTGCCTGCATCGATAGGCACTGTTCGATCCTGATAGACCCGTTGATGGGCCGAGATGGAGATCGTGGCCGAGCCGCCGGCATCGGTTGCCGAGATGACTAGCCCGACGGGATAGCTGTTCGCGATCAGCAGCCGCGTCACGCTGCCGACGCTCTCGTCGATTGCCTGCAGCAGCGGGTTCTTTGTCGGATCATACCCGACCGCGGCCGCGGCCTGAACCGGTGCTCTGTCATCACCGTCCCAGGCATAAATTTTGTCGCTCTCTTCGCGGAGCACCATGTTGCAGACGCCGCCCTGGCCGACTTCCTGCTCGACAACCCGGAACGGCCGCCGGACGAAGCCAAGCGGCGCGAAGGTGAATGGCACAACCTTCCCGACCTGCCAGAGCCACGCGCGATCGTCGAACGGCGCGCTGAAAGTGCGCTGGTACTGTTTGCGCTGGAGGATCTGCTTCACGACACGTTGCGCCTGACTGGCGCTCTCGGTCAGGCCGAGATCGAGCGGCATGATGCGATCAATACCGTCGGGGCTGGGAAAGCGGACCTCCGGATAGTCGACCAACTGATAGAGCGAGTTTGGCGACGGATCCACGTAGCGGCCGCGGCCAACATTCGGTGTGTCTTCAAGCGCAGGGTCGGGGTCCCAGGTGAAGGGGCCGACGACGTCCTCGGTTCGTAGGCCCTCGTCGGTCGCGATCTCGGCAAGATCATTGTGCGCGATTGCGAGCGACAATCTGCCAGCGGTGTCGAGGAAGCGTCCGCAGCAAGGCACGCATAGCGCATCGAGGGTGCTTTTGGGGTTGTCGCCCTCCGAGATGACGCCGGCGCCATAATAGCGCGGCTCGGTGCCGCCGGCGGAGCGGTTCACCCGCTCCTCAGCGATCCCCGCTGATATCATGAACGAAGGCAGGTTGATCCGCTTGGCCGGCAGTCCGATGCCCGTGGCTAGCCTCTTCTCGCCGGTGACCGGGTTGGTGATCCGCCAGCCGAGCAGGACGCGCAGGATCTGCAGAGGCAAATTTTCGCCGATGACGGCGCCGTCATCGGTGGTGTAGCGCCAGGTGGACTGATCGTTTGCTCGCATCGGCCCATCGCCGCCGACGCTGCTGTCCCGCCGCGGATCGTAGAGCTTCGCCCCGCGGCCGACGATCGTCATGCGGCTGGTCGGGCCGCCGGAGAACGGGCTCTCGCCTTTCTTGCCGTTCCCGGTCACCTTGAACCGCATCCGCAGATATGCGCAGCCGGTCAGCCGGTGCGCGCCGTTCCACGTGCCGCTGGCGAAGGTGAAGGCGTTCGCCGGCGAACCCTCCAGGATGACATTCGGGATCTCGAGATAGCCGATGAACTTGCCCTGGACGCCGCCGGCCAGCGTCCACGCCAGTTCGTTGTTGAGCCAGATCTGATCGACCCCGTCGATCGCGTGGCTCGCGAGGCAGACGATCCAGTCGCAAAAGTCCTGGTCGGCACCCGACCATTCCTCGTACCGGACATCGGTCGCCATCGCCGTCGACCCGAAAACCGTCTTGCGGAAGGCACGCGGATCCACTGATGCGGTGAGCCGCTGCGACTGCGACAACGGGATAGATGGCCCCTTCTGCAGCAGCCCAGCCGCAAGGCCGAGCCCGGTCGAGGCAAGGAACAGCGCACCGGTGGAAACGCCGGCGACGCTCAGCGCCGCGATGCTCCCGAAGGCGACCGCGCCGACACCGGTCGCGATCAGCGCCGCCGCGCCGACTATCATGCCGACGGTCTTGAGTGCCTTCGCCATCGCTCAGTCGCCGTACGCCACGCGCCAGGCGATCGGATCGACCCAGCGAGCGCGCTCCATGCGGATGAGGCCTTCCCGATTGCCCTCACTGCCGACGGCGAACAGGAAAGAACCCCAGTTGATCCCCAGCAGCCCGCTCGACATCACGATATCGCCGCGATGCGCCAGCGCGGCCGAAATGCGCGTGAACTTGCCGTCCAGCGTTGCTGCAAGGTCGCCGGCACCGTAGCGGCGAAGCGCCCGTGCCGAGCCGATTGCGGTGCGGTACCGCCCGCGGAACTCTGGCATGGGATCGACCCCCGTCATTGCTTCGACGGCCCCGGCGGCGAAGATGCAGCAGTCGTGCTCCCCCCAGACGAATGGACGCGCGCGGAGAGGCTCGAGATACGCGGCGAGCCGCGCATCCCAGTCGGGCTTGCGATGCATGACCGGCGCGGCCGCGTAGCCGCTTGGTCGGCTGCCGGGTCAAAGCTTAGACCCCCCGCGCGATCAGGCAACGGTCGCCGGGCCGACGCCGCCGCCGATCGGTTCGATGAAGAATTCCTCGCTCTGCTTCGGCGCGAAGCCGAGCAGTTCGAGCGGGAGCGCGTCCTCGTCGGTCGGGCCGCTGGCCAGCTCCGCAAGGATCGCCGCCTTGATCAGCGTTGGCGCCGGCGTCTTGAGCAGACCCTCGGTGCGCCGGAAATGCAGCAGCGCCTGGACGCCGTCCGCATCCTTGCCGAACTCGAACGCGAGCTTGGGAGGCGTGGTGCGGTGGCCGATGGTGCAGCCGCCCAGCTCGATCGACTTGCGCTTGCCGCCGGTCAGCTCGCCGGCGTTCGCCTCGTACCAAGGCTGCAGCCGCTTGAAGATATCGTCTCGCTCCGCTGCCAGCGGTACGATGCAGGCGTCGGCCGCCGCGTCGATCTGCTGCTTGGCTTCGTCGCGCTGCGCGTCGTGCGCTGCGATCGTGCGGGTGACCGTGGCGAGCTGGGCGAGCAGCTCGACGGCTTCCTCGGTGGTTTTGGGCGCACGGAGCGCCGCTGACTTGACCCGGCTCATTGGCTTACCTCCTGGCAGATGCGGCCGACCGCTTCGGCCGCGCGCAGCTGAGCAGCTGCCGCCTCACCCTCGCGAAGCCGGACTGCGATCGTGCGGATCATGCTGACGGGGACGCCGACCAGATCGGTGTCAGCGTGGCCGGCGCTCGCCTGCGCCTCGAGCTGTTCGATCACGCTCATCAAAACAGGGCCGAAAGGCCATCGGCGCTGACAATCAGCGGCGCGGCGCTCGGCCGGCGCGCGTTGCGCCCGCGGAAGGCGGCAATCAGCTCGTCGGCGAATGCCTGGGCGTCCGCTTCGAGTTCGTGCGTCTCGCGCTCTGAGCGGCTGTCCAGCGTCGCGCGGCGAACGATGTCGTCCCACCGAGGGGTGAGACTGTCCAGCTCGCTGAGTTGCGCCGGGCGGCGCTGGCCTAGCTGCGGCATGGTGCTCAGAAGCTCCCGGCGCGGCCCAGCTCGTGCTTCCGGCGCAGGCGCCGGCCGAGCTTGGACGAACCGCGCGCATGCTGAGAGCCGCGGCCGGGGGAGCCATGCGGTGCCAGGGGCAGCGGCTGCGGCATCGCCGGCATCGCGAGCACCAGCGGGGCGAAGAGGCTGAATAACGAAAAGCGCATGTTCGGATCCCCGAAACGGCAGCGCCCGCGCACCCCTCAGTGGGGCGGCGGGCGCAAGTATGGCGGGGTCGGATTTGCCGTCTGCGTGACCGTTTTACGGCCTGCTCACTCGCGCAGTGCGCGAAAGCGCAGTCCCCTCAGCGCCGGCGCCAGCTGTCCAGGGCGGCCACCAGGATCGAGCGCGCACGCCGGTTGGACATACGCCAGCGCCTGGCCGCGACGGTGATGCTGAGATCGTCGACGATGATCGCCAGCAGCATGTCGGCGTGTCGCGAAACGCCGGCGCGCCAGCGTGTATAGGCACGCTCGAGCAGGACGCGGCCGATGGGCGCCGCGGCCGCGGCGTTGGGACCGCCGCCGGTGCTGCGCTCGTATTTGGCGGTTCGAACCGCGACGTCGGCGATGATCAGGGCGTAGGCGCCGGCGATATCGTCAGCGGCTGCCTTCTGGTGCGCGTCGATCGCGCCGGTCTGTACCAGGCGCGCCAGCGCGCCCTCGCGCCGAGCGGCGCCGACGGCATGCTCCTTCGTTTCCGGCGTGCCGGCGATTCCGCGCCACGCCTCGCGAAGTGCCACGCGCTCCTCGATGCCGGGCGCGAGCTGCGCGCCTTCCTTTCGCAGCCGCTCCTTCGTGACCTTCCACTCGAGCTTGGACAATCCCGGCGGTCTCTTCGGCAGGACCGCAGCAGGGCGAGGCTCGCCGAGTACCAGGTGCGCGACGCGCTGGCGCTCGCGCTCGGCCGGCGAGACGGTCGGCGCGCTGTCGCCGTCGCTAGTGCTGTTGTGGTGCATGACGGTCCCCGTGATCATCCGGGATATGCTCCAGGACTGCGACGATCGGCAGCTGCGCTTGCGAGCAGTGGCCGAGCAGATCCCCCAAGGGCGCAGCGGCCAACCCGCCGATCCGCCGGAACGTCTCCACCACAATCTCGCGCGCCAATGTCACGTCCCGAACCACGAGATTGCGCTGCAGGCCGGGCGTTCGCTCGATGACGCCGAGCCTGACGAGCTGGTCGACCAACTGCCGCGCTCGGGTCTCGCTCACGTCGACGGCGAAGCCGATTTCCTTGTACGTCGGGCAGCCCCGGCCGCGTGCCAGCTGCTCGATGATAAATGCCAAGACTTGCTCACGACGAAGTGGTGCTGCGGGCACGGCTAAGTGACCGGACACCGGGAAGTTCGCGCCCATAATCCCCCCCTCGGAACCCCCGAAGCGAATATAGGAAACGGATGCAGCAATTGCTATCTGGTGCCCACCCGTCGTGACAACTGCGCCCGGCTTGGTAGCTCCGCGTGGCTTTGCCAGACTAACCCCTAGTCCTCTTGGAGATGCACAGTCCACTTCGGAGCTGTGATGGGCTCATTAATCGGAGTGATGAGTTTGATGGATCCAGCGGGTAAAATGCGGACCCCGCTTCTTGTAATCATCACAATTGCGTTATCATCTTGAGCGATTGGTAATCCGACAAACTGGCCTTGCTGAACGACGTAGCGGAAGCAGCGTTCGCAGCCACCCTTCGTTCCATAAAAAAGGCGGGCGGCATGCAGGTTTGCAGCGAACACTCCTGACACCCAACCGACTGTTAAAAGCACGAAGATCCCGTTGTAAAAATTAAAGTGAGCCATAATCGAAGCGGCTCGCTGAAAAAACTCCGACCGGGTAGCGGGGAGCCAAGACCGCTTGAAGACACTGAGAAGGAAAATTAGAACCAAGCTAACTGCTGATATGGTGCCGATGGTAGAAAGAAGGGCACCGTATCCGTCCACCATCGTTTCCTGTATGCTTTTGCTTATTGCCCCAGAAGGAACTCCGAACTTTCGGAAAACGAAATACTGGTAGGTCGATCCGGCAAAATAGAAGGCAGCAGCAGCGACTAAAATCGCTGGAGCGGCGAGGGCGGCTAGGTCAGCTATCGCTAGCTTTTGCCGATCGACGGGACCCGTCATGTGCAAGCTCCTGTGCTATCCGCCTTCGATCTCGCGAGATGGCCTCACGAGTCGGTTTTCTCAATTTCCAGCGCGACAGCGGAAAAGTTGTCTTTGGGGCCGGCGGATTCGACGCGCCGCTCGACATCAGCAAGAAATGAGGCGAGATCCACATTGGCCAGCGACGCGTTCAAAATCGCGCCCCTCTTCACGGTTTGGTGAACGCCGTCACTCATCAGTAAAAGCCGGTCACCAGGCTGAATAAAGGCCTCGGCTTCGTAGACTTCGAACTCGGAGCTAGGCGTGAGGGCCGAGAGGAGAACATTTCTCCGATGGTAGCGCCGCGCCTGCTTGTCGGTCAGAACGCCCTTGCGAACGAGTTCGGCTACTTCCGTTTGGTCTCGCGTGAGGTGGTTTAATCCGGCACCTCGAAGATGGTAGATCCTGGTATCGCCCACGTGTGCGACCCGCGCCACTTTGCCGGCGATTGCGACTACCGACAGCGTCGTTCCCATCCTCGAGAATTCCGGATTATCTGCAGAGACCCGCTCCAGCTGCTCCGCGACGGTTCCGAAGATACTGCTCAGTAGCTCCGGCTCCCCCGAGAAGCGCGCGGCCACATCGACAGCGATCTGGGCCGCTTCGGCGCCACCCGGAGCGCCCCCGATCCCGTCAGCGATACCAGCTATGATCGTTCGGTCATTCGCTTTGGTAGGCAACAAAATGCGATCTTGATTGGTCTGTCTCGGACCAATCTGACAGAACGAGGCATGCTTCACGGTCGTTACGGCACCTGGGCTTGCAGGACTGGATGCAGCACATCTTTGCTGACGCTTATCGATCGCTGCATACGTCCGAACTCATATGGGAAGTCAATGCCCAAGACGCTCATCTCGACCAAGATACGTTCGGCGAGCTGACTACTGATTGGCCCCACCATCTGGACGAATTTGCGTTCGACGAACCAGCGATTGTGCGAGAGGCCAAGCCGCAACATCGCGACGGCGATATCCGCCTGCAGCCCGACCTCGCCTAAATCGTAAAAGAGCTGCGCCTTCGTCGCGAGAACATCGCAGTAATCGAAGTTGAACGACATGGTCCGGCAGTGGTCGGCGAACATCTTTCCAAGGGCAGCCAGAAGGTCTGGGTCCTCTTCCGAAAGCTGCTGTATGTGCTCCAGACGCAAAGTCCTAAAAACCGTGTAGGTGGGCTGGCTCGTGGATGAATTTGCATCGAGCAGGTCGAAGATATCGTCCCAGTTCTCCGGACTTGGGAGAACCGCCTCGTCTGCGAGCAGCAAAACCGCTTTCTCTTCCTCGCCAGACTCAAATGCGAAGGTGAAGCCGTTGAGGGCCTCGAAAAGTGCCTCACGTAGTTGAGCGACATCCTTATATCTGCGGTGTGCGTTGCGCTTTGTGCACTTCTCGATGACCGGGCCGATCGCTCCGGGTCCAGTGAGTTCCTCGTGAGGCAACCGCTTCGGATTGACGGCGAAGATGTCGTGCAGCAGTGCGCCGAAGGAGTAGATATCCGATCGAGCAGTCGCCCTTTTGAAGTTGATAGCGCACTCAGGCGCTTGGTACGCAGGCGTCCCCCCGCCCATTCCGCTCGGCGTAAGAGTAGAAGATGCTTCCTCTCCAACAGCCATGAGACCGAAGTCCGACAGCGCATAGAACGGCTGTCCGGTCCCATCACGAAATCGAAGCACGTTTCCCGGCTTTAGATCTCTGTGGCAGTACCCGCGGGTGTGTATTTCTTCGAGGCCCGCGAGTATATCGAACAACGCCTTCAAAGGCGCCCCTCCTAACGTTCGATCGACGCTCATCTCGTCAAGCAAGCTGCACTCAGCCATTGGCATTATAAACCAGGGCGGATTTGCATTCAGGTCGTGATCGAAGATGTGCACGACGTTAGGATGGGTAATTGCTCTTTGGTAGCGCACTTCGCGCTCAAACCGGGGTTTCATCGCGGCAACGTCGATGTGAGCCGGGACTTCAAGTGTCTTCCGAGCAAAAACCTGTCCAGCGCCGTCGACAACTCGTTCGACCACACCGAAACCGCCGCGCCCAAGAATCTCGATCGCATCGTAAGCCATACACCCCCCCGTGATATTCATTTCGTTTTGATGGCGGAGGTACCCTCCGCCGTGCCGATCAGAGCGGCGCGGAAGGCCTTAGGGTAGAAGCAGCCGTCGCGGCGTCCGTACCCGCCCTATACCCGCACCTCAGCCCGCGTGAGGAATAAATCTGACGATCGCAACGATCAGAACGGCAAGCACAGTCACCATCAAAGCCAGCACCGATGTTACCCAAGCCTTTGAGGGGAGCTGATCGAGATCGTCGCGAAGGATTTTAAGCCTTGCGTCTACGGCTTCCATCGCGCTCGCGCGGCGATCCTCGACGATCATAGGACCGGATGTAGCAGAATGGTCCTGGACCGAACGCCGGAGCGCTTCCAACCTATTAATGTCGGCGTCATCCACATCGCGATGATGCGCGATGTGGCCCGTAGCATCAACCTTTGAGCAAGGCGGTTAGCGCCGGCAGGAATGGTGTCAGGACCGTCATGTGATCGGCCGCGGCGGTGATCAAGCGCTGGTACGCTGACAACCGCTCTACCGCCGTCGTCGCAGCACGCATCGCTTCCGCTTCTCGAACAATCGCCTGTTGATCGTGTTCAGACGTTACTTGCGCCTTCACGGCTTGCGCGATTTGCCCGAAGACTGCGTGTTCACCACCTAGATTGGTCGACTGCACGATCGATGAGCCTGCGCCACTCGCGTCCCCCGCGTTGAAGCTGCCGTGGAACGTGCCGATGTGAATCGATGCGCTTGCGGCCTTCTGCCGCTCGGCCGGCGAGAAAACGAGCCCTTCACCCGTGATTCCCGCTCGCTCAAGCTCGATCGCCCAGTCGAGAACCATATTCCGGACCCGATCAATTATCCCGGTCAAGCTGCCATGCGGGATGATTTGCCTGACCTGAACCAAGTCCCAGTCAAAGGCCTCGTTCATGCGCTGCACGACGCCGACGTCCATCATCATGGAAATCTGGCCTTCGCCTGTGGAGCGAGCAAGGATCGATTCGTAATTTCCGATCGGCTCACGAAGCTCAACCTCACGAAGCATCGCATCCATTTTTTCGTCACCGATGACGATCGGCATGGCGTTGCGGTACCGGTCCATACCTTCAAGCGTGGAGCCGATACGCCGGTATTTGGGGAGGTCATCTCCCCTGTAACCATTGAGCTCACCCTCCACCCACTCGAGTGCGTCGTTCAGGCCCAGCTTGACTGCAGCAAGCTTGGTCTTCCGCAACAAGGTGCTCACCGGCACATCAGCGGAAAGTGCATCCGCCTGCAGCTGATCAACCAAACCGGACATTACCACCCCTTCGCTTCGCCGGCGCGCACCAGCGCCTCGCCCAGGTCACCGCCCTGCCTGGCGCAGATCGCCAGCGTGCGGCCGTAGCGATCGGGGCCGCGCGATCGGCAGCGCAGCTTGGGGCCGCGCACCAGGACGTGCCCCGATCGCGCGCGGCCGCGCGGGCCGCCGAGCAGCTGGACCAGCGTGTCGCGCGCCTTGATGCCGCTCGCCTTGGGGCACAGGTGGCCGCGCCGGCAGGTGCCGTCGATCTCGCGCGCGGCGATCCCTGCCAGCCGGATCCGCCGCCGCTCCCCGTACCAGATCGGTCCGTCACCGCCCCACACCCGTACCGGCGTGCAGGCGAACGCCTTGCTAGCCGGCACGACCGCAGCGGCAGCGAGGGCGAGCGCGATCATGGGTGTGCCGCCGTGTCGGTTATCTCGTCGAGATTGTCCGGTTCGATCCGATCGAGCGCAACTCGGTCTTCATCCCTGTACGGCGCGTCCCCACCGTACCGGCTGCGATCGAGTTGAGCGTTCAAGCAGGTGACGTCGGCGAACAGCTTCGCGTCAGAATAGCCTTTGGCGTCTTTTGCTTCGAGGTAAGCATCCGCAACTTTGCGTTCAGCCGCGCAAACTTCTCGGCTGCTCACCCCGGGTTGAGCCTTGACGATCTCTAGCCGAGCCTTCGCGTCGCCGACTGGATCATCGCACCCGCTGACAAGAAGCAGAGGAATAATACCCCCGAACTGAGAAACTCTTGATTGCCGCTTGACCATAACTTGCCCCCACAAGTTGTTGAGAAAGGATCGCTTACCTGTCGCTCCGTCGTAGCCGGGGGACAGGAGGTAAGATGAAAAAGTTCGTGTACCGGTCGACGCCGGGCTGCCGCGAAGCGTGCGAACCGTGCATCGCGAAGTGCGCCGTCATGATGACGGCGCAGCAACTGGAGTGGGCCGCCGGCGGCACGACCGGGGGCGGCAAGAGCGAGTGCCGCAATCAGCGGCGGCCTCCGTCACGCGAGTGACGGGCCATTATAGCTTCCTCTTTCATCAGTAATCGCCCTCGGCCATCTGGCGCCGCGCTTCGCGCATCCCGCGTCCGCCGATCATCAACTGAATATCAACTGGGATGCCCTGCTCGAGCTGGTCGCAGATGACAGTGTCCGGACCACCCTGCGGCGGATCGCACGGGCAATAATCCTTGAAGCACATCTCCACTGGGGATGACGACTTGCCTGCGAGCGGCTCAGTCAAAGCGCTAGGCTCGCTTTTTTGCACGTTGGATCTGAGCTCATCCCGCAGAACTGCTACCTCAGCCTTCTCTGCCGCGAGTTCGAGACTCAACCGCTTCGTGGTCGCCTGTTCGTCTCTCAGCGCTTTTTCGAGATCGGCATTTCGTTGCTGCAGAGCGACCGGTTCGCACGCCACAACGCCGAAGCTAAGAATGGCGGCGAAACAGGCCCACCTGATACGAGCGCTTGAGACGTTTGAGCCATAAGTTCTTGGTAAACGAAGCTTAGTCGCGTCCCGAAACAACATTGGGAGCGGGGGTATGGATGAGGTAGTGTACCGGTCGACGGCGGGGTGCCGGGAGGGCTGCACGCCTTGCCTGGTGCGATGCGCGGTGCTCAACGCGATGCAGGAACTGGAGTGGGAGGCGATGGGCTTGGCTTGGGAGCAGCCGGCGTCGCCTGAACGGGCAGCAGATCTCGCAGCTGCGACAGGCCGGTGGGCAGCCGCCGCGCAAGATGCCGCGCTTGTTCGGCCCGCGTCATCCCGTCAAGGCCACTCAGCAGGCCCTCGAACATTTGTGCCAGCGCAGGTTCGGGAGGAAGCGCGATCTGCATCGTGACGTATTGAATAGCCGGCACTGGCGGGGGCAGCGGGGCGCCCTCGTCGGGGTCGTCCGTCTCGCCAGTCAGATATGCTGGAGTGGTATGTAGCTCGCGAGCGATCTTGTGGAGATGTGTCGATGACCGTTGCCCGCCGTTCACCAGACCATTGATGGTGCTCTGATCGACGCCGACGCGTCTCGCCAGCCACGCCTGCGAGCGCTTTTGCTGAGCAAGAAGATCGCGGATCCGATCGCCGACCGTCATTGGCACAAGCTACCGGTGTTCCGATAGAGCAGGCATAGGCATTTTCCGCATTGCATTGCTATGGGAACTCCCATAGTTAACACGAATGGGCATCGAATCTCGTCTCGACTCGCCGTTAGCCGAAGCCGTCCGGAAGGTAGGTTCCCAGTCCGCGTTCGGCCGCCTCGTCGGCAAGAGCCAAACCTCGGTGTTTGAGGCGCTGCGCGACAATCGCCCACTCTGGCCTGAGGCTGTCTTGAAGGTGGAGAAGGTAACCGGCATCAGCCGCCACCGCCTACGCCCCGACGTGTACGGCCCCGAGCCAGCCGCCAGCGCACATGCAACAGCTGCAGGCGCAGCAGCATGAGCGGCGAAGGCGTCATCCCCGCCGCGCCTCGGATCACCGCAGAGCAGTCTCAGCGGGTGTATGCGTTGATCATTGGTCCGGCTCATCGCCTGGCGTTCGAGGCGGTTTGTCGCCACGCCTCTGATCCCAGCGCCTATAGCCGTATTCGGTTGGCGCATATGGGATGGGTCGGTCCGACTCCTCGAGTTGCTCGATGACCGCGTTCCAGAACGCGTCCATCGGCTCGATGATCGTCTGCTGGACGAATGCAGCTTCCCGGTCGCCCAGGCCGGATGCGGCCTCTTCCAGTTCTCTGCGAAGCACGTCAGCAAAGGCGTGCGCCTCTTCGACGGGCTCCGGCAGCTCGCCGAGCACGTGGGCGCATAACGCCTTCAGCACACGAGTTTGCATTATCGATTCGCCGAGCAGGCGCTCTTCCCGCGAGAAGCTGTGGGCCACGGTTTTCGTCCTTCGTGGGGGGGTCGCAAGCCCCACGATAGCCGGAAGGGGTCGGGCGTCCAGCCTGGCCCCCGAAGGGCGACTTTTCTCCCTGAGTTTTGCCCGCGCGCGTCGAAACCCACTGCGCGGTGTCCGGCCGTCCTCCCGCCAAGCATTGACCCTCCCCCCCGGGGCCGGGCACCCGGCGACGGCCTTGCCGCGCCCCGCCGGCGCGCCATGCCTCCCGCGCACCTTCATCGCTCTTGGCCGCTTGCAGACCGGCCGAGACGCGGCCCCGACCGTACTGAACCCTTCGGTCAGCCGTGGCCCCAACAGTCTGCATTTTCGCGTACTCCCTAGTCGTGGTGGCGTCGGTGCCTTGTTGGCACCGACGCCACATCCTGGTCGCCGATCGCGATCCTGTCCCCCGCGATCGGCGGTACGTTTTGCGGGTGCCGCATGACCAAGACGCGCGCCCCGCTAACCTATGACAACGCACTGACCCGCATCGCGGGTCAGATCGGATGGGCGGCCATGGCCGAAGCGGTCGGCCAGAAAGAGCGCACCGTGCGCGACTGGAGCGATCCTGACATCGAGCGCGGTTGCCCGATCGAGGCGGCCGAGCTGCTCGATCTCGCCTATCAGGCGGGCGGCGGCGAGGGGGCGCCGATGCACGAAACCTATTCGCTACGGCTCGAGGCGGCACACAGAAGCCGCTTCGCCGATGGTCTCGCGATCGCCCAGGCGACTTGCCTGATGATCCGCGAGGGCGCCCAAGCCAACGAAGCCGCGCTCCTCGCCTCCATGCCCGGCGCCACCATGGCCGATCGCCAGAAGGCGCTGCGGGAGATCGAGGAAGCGATCGCCGCTCTGCGCGCGACGGTTCCGCTTTTGATGAACGATCAGCCGCCTCAGCCGCCGTAAGGCGCGCGGGGCCGCCCTCGGCCGCAGCGCCCACCAGCGCCGAGATCCTTCCTTTCCACACTGCCGCCCGCGTCGCCTGCGCTTCGCGGAGCGGCTTTGTGCTGCCCGGACACCGCCGATGATCATGAACGTAATCGAGCGCCCCACCTGGACCCGCACCGTCGACTTCACGCCGGGCCTGTACCTGAAGGTCCGCCGCCGCACGACGCGGCTTGAGCTGGCCGATGTGGCCGCGCGGATCGGCACGATCCCGCATGTGCCCGAACAGGACCGCGTCGAGTGGCTCGAGCGCATCGAGGCGGATCTCGTCCCCGTTTCCACGAACACGATCGACCAGCTCGCCCGCGTTTTCCGGCTGGACCTGCAGGTACTTGCTCAATTGGCGGCAATCGCACGCGGGGAGCGCGACCCGGCGCTGACACCGCGGATCTGCCGCATCTGCGCCTGCAGCTGGCGCTTGCCGTGCGTGCGCGGGCACGAAGCCTGCGGGTGGGTTGACGGGCAGGATCTCTGCACCGCGTGCGACCACGCGGACGCAGCGGCATGACCCGCGCGAAGCAGATCCGCATCCGCGTCGCGCTCGCGGCCGCCGTGCTCGCCCTGAGCGTGGTGATCGCCGCCGCCAGCCGGCCGATCGACGTCGTTCCCGTCACCATCGTCCTGGTCGCACTGCTGCTCGCAGCATTCGCCGCCGACCACCTCATTGCCAACCGGGAGTGCCAACCATGAGCTTCCAACGTCCGCTGGATCTTGCGCAGCCGCTCGAGATCCATCCGCTCCGCTGTGACTGCCAAGCCTGCGACGACGCGGCCGAGCACCCGAGCGTCGGCTACACCGTCGCGATCGCCACTGTCGTCATGATCGGCGGCGGCATCTTCGGCCAAGTCCTCGGCGTCGCGCTCTACCGCGCCGGCATTCTCGCGCTGCTGGGGATCGGATGATGACCGACGAACGCGGGGAGGGGATGGGCGGCGGCCAGGTTGCCGCCGACGAGCTGCGCCTCCTGATCGAGCGCGCCGAGCGCCTCGAGGAAGAGAAAAAGGGCATCGCTGACGACATCAAGGACGTCTTCGCTGAGGCCAAGAGCCGCGGGTACGACCCGAAGGCGATCAAGAAGATCATGTCGATCCGCAAAAAGAAGCGGGAGGAGTACCAGGAAGAGGAAGCGATCCTCGAAACCTACATGCAAGCGCTGGGGATGCTGTGATGAGCGCGGAATTCACCCCGACGCGCGTCGCGGAGCTCACCGCGCTGTCCGCCTCGGCCCGCGCTGCTGGGCCCCTGCAGCCGATCAGCACGCCGATCGTCATCGATGGGCAAGGCTATGCCTGGCTGCCTGACCCGGATCCGCTACGGCTCGGCGACGCGGTCGGCTGCTATGTGCATGCCGGCATCCGGCTCGGCTGGGCACCCATGACCTTTCCACCGCCTGGCGGGGCGCTGCTCACTCTGTTTGGCGGGCAGCGGGCTGACGGCTTCGACAGCGACGGCGTTGCCGCATTCATCACGCGCGATGGACTGAACAGCCTGATCGCTGACCTGCAGGCGATCGCCGCCAGCATCGCTCCTCCTGCGACCGACGATCAGAAAGGGGAGGGCTGATGGCCGACACCACCAAGATCGAGTGGACCGACGCCACCTGGAACATCATCAACGGATGTTCCGTCCACACGCCCGGCTGCACGAACTGCTACGCGATGCTGCTCGCCGGCACGCGCCTAGCTCATCACCCAAGCCGAGCAGGCCTCACCGCTATGTCAAAGGCGGGGCCGGTCTGGACCGGCGAAGTTCGGCTTCACGAACCTTGGCTTACCCAGCCGCTGGAATGGACCAAGCCGCGCGACATCTTCGTCTGCGCGCACGGTGACCTATTCCACGAGGCGGTGAGTGACGCGATGCTTGATCGCGTGTTCGCTGTGATAGCGCTCTGCGCTGTCGTCGGGCGCCGTCACCGCTTCCAGGTGCTCACGAAGCGCTCCGGCAGGATGAGGCACTACGTCAACAGCCTTGCTGCGCGCGCGCAGAATATCGCGGTTCACGCAGCCGACCTTACTGCTGACGCATATCGCTCGATGCCCGCCATTGTGGAGATGCTCGAACGTGGCCCGCTGCCGAACGTCTGGCTGGGCGTCTCGACTGAGGATCAGCGCCGCGCCGACGAGCGGATCCCGGATCTGCTGGCGACGCCGGCAGCCATGCGGTGGATCAGCGCCGAGCCATTGCTGGGGTCAATCAACCTGGAGCCTTGGTTAGCGCCCGAAAAGACCTGCCAAGGCTGCGACGATGGCGAAGGCTACGGAAATCGTTGCTCGAGCGATCGGGTCTCGCGCGATGAGCAGTGCCCTTGGAAGCGTGCCGTGCAGATCGTCACTGAACACGGGCCGTTTGCAGCCGATGGGGAACCATCAGCCGTCACCTGCGCGGTGCGAACCCTGGATTGGGTAGTTGTGGGAGGCGAAAGCGGCCGAGGCGCGCGGCCGATGCACCCTGCCTGGGCGCGCGCCCTTCGCGATCAGTGCGCCGCCGCCGACGTTCCCTTCCTCTTCAAACAATGGGGTGAATGGGCGCCGGTTTGCGCAATCGGTCTCGATGACCTGGACGAGCAGCTCTACCATCCCGCTCCAGCTCGGGATCCTGAAGCTATCCGCCGCTGCAAGGTCGGTCAGCTGGTGATGCAGGCGTCCGGCCGCGTGTTTCCCGTGGATCAGCGTTCCGGGATCCGCGGCGAAGATCCCGCGAAGGGCGATTTTGCTTTTCTGGCGGGGACGGGCGCGATGACGTTCCTCGCGGTCGGCAAGCGCCGCGCCGGCCGGCTGCTCGATGGCGTCCAGCACGACGGCGCGCCGGCATGAGCCTGAAGCCGCTCAGCGCGGCCGCCGGTGCTGCCTTGGTGCGCGGCCATGGGGTGGACGCGGTCAATCGCGAGACTCACGACTTCTACCCGACGTGGCCGGCCGCGACGCGCGCGCTACTCGGCGCCGAGCAGTTCGACGGCGCAATTTGGGAGCCAGCGTGCGGTGACGGCGCCATGTCGCGCGTGCTCGAAGGCGCCGGCTACCAGGTGATCTCGACGGATCTGATCGATCGAGGCTTCGGCGAAGGCGGGCGCGACTTCCTGGGGGAGTGGGCGCCGCTCGCTCCGAATATTGTGACGAACCCGCCGTTCCGGTGGGCGGTGGAGTTCGTGAATCGCGCGCTGATGCTTACGGCGCCTGAGCGCCCCGGTAACATCGCCCGCGGCAAGGTCGCCCTATTCCTCCGCCTCGCGTTCCTCGAAGGCCAAGAGCGCGGCGCCTGGTTCCCGAACACGCCACTCGCTCGCGTCTGGGTCATGTCCCGGCGGGTGCCGATGGATCGCGGCAAGCTCGCATCCAACGACCGCAGCGGCGGCGGGGTGATAGCCTTCGCCTGGTTCGTTTGGGAGCACGGACACGAAGGGGCGCCCGCACTCGGCTGGCTTGACTGGAAAGCCGCATGA